CCAGAATACGCTGACCTAAAGGCTTCGCTAGAATTTCCACTAAACATTCCTGTAAGACTAGAGTCCTGACCTATCGCTTTTTCCCAAGCATCTACGTCGTTGACAGACTCTAGGTGCCTTATTCTAGAGGCTTGACGATCTATCTCTGTCCCATAGCCTCCTTCGTAAGTACCTAAATTTGCAATATTACCTGAAGCTAGTATATGTTGAGCCGCACTTTGTTGGCCTGCTCGTGTGGCTTTTTCTTCGTTATACTCTTGTACTTTTTGTATTGTATCAGTAGCTTGGCTTGCGTAGCCTAGCCCCTGACCTACACCACGTAGAGCTTTTGACCATCCTCCTGATTCATACGCAGGAATCACAGGTAGATCAAAGTCTACGGGTTCGGCTTGTATATTCGAACCTGTTAATAGGCTAAAATAATTAGCACGTTTAATTGATTGTTTTTGAGCCGCTGCGATACGCTTACGCGCATCTTCTTGCATTTGGGCAACTTTATTTTGATATTTTACTCTATTTTTGTTCTCAAAATAGTTGCCTATGCCTGAGACTACTTGACTACCAAAAGCTACAGCGCTAGGCACCCAAGGATCTATTGATTGTATTTTAGCCATATAGGTCTATTCTTTCACAATGTGAATTAATGGAGCTTGTATGTAGGAAATTATCCATCACCTCATTCTATCGTATATATGGGGTTATCTTTCCACCAGGGTTTGTCATTACCATTACCATCGCCGGTCTTTTCACCGGCTACGTAGGGTCCACCGCAGGTGTCCTATACCCTGATAAACTCATGCCATAAGGATTAAACAGTTTATCCCGTTCTTCTGGAGTAGTTGCCCAACGATGTCCAGATTCAGCCTCATTTATAGCTAAATCACTTTCTCCTTCAATTCCTAGCATATCACGTACAATCTGGGCTTCTCTTTCCGAAACCGCATAATCGTCAGGCAGATTCTGCATCATACCTATTGCCTGACGTTGTTCTTCACGCCTATATCTATCAGAGGCTTCACCTGCTAATCGACTCTGGAGGGTATCACGTCCTCCGTATCTTTGACCTCGGCCTTCGCCAAACACTTCGGCTTCTTGTAAACCAAGTCTATCACGATCTAATGCCCTACCCTGAGCGCCCGCAGTCACACGCTCCGCAAGCTCTCCACGTCCAAGTTCACCTCTAAGATCTAAGTCCTGTGCGGCTAGTGATCTGTCTTGCTGCATTGGGTCACCAGTACCATAAAGCTCTTCGCGCGCTAAACTTCTAGCCGCTGCTCCTTCTGCAGTTGTAACACCACGATCTAATGCGCGTTCACCTCTCTCGAACGTACGACCTGCTTCAGCTTCACGTGCGGCTAGTGTAGCACCCATTTGTTGCTGTGCATCTCCAGTACCATATAACTCCTCACGTGCTAAGCCACGTCCTAATCTTCCTTCACTTTCACGTGCAGCTATATCACGTGCAGCTAAGCCTTCTCGTGATGTACGTTCTGCCCTAGCTTCTCTAGAAGCTAATGTACCTGTTCTAGGATCTACATCAGCACCACCATAAAGTTCCTCACGTTGCAATTCACGATTTAACCTACTAGCACGTTCTACTTCATCAAGCCTACGACCTTCTAGTCCTCGGCCTGCGGCAGCCTCTCTAGCACCTAACGTACCACCTAATGCTCGTATTTGCATAGGACTCATGCCGCTAACATCTTGGCCATACATTTCTGTTTGTGCTAAATCCATACGTCTAGCTTCTTGTCCTAACTGTCCTCGGCCTAGCTCACCTCTTAAAGCTCTATCTTGTTCTTGTTGTACACGATCTACGTTAGCTAAATAACCCTGCATTTCACGCGCTTCTGCAGATTCGCCACGCGTTAATGCTCTGTCTAATCCCCGCTCGCCACGCTCAAATTCTTGACGTGCGCCTTCCATTTCTATATTAAATCTATTCATACCCGTATCACGAGTAATATCCTGCCTACCCGATTGAGCTAATAGATCTGCCTGAGATTGTCTCTCTAATGCGGCTTCAGACTCACGTTGTGAGAGTTCCTGCGCTCCTAGAGTACCTCCTGCATAACCAAGTCCTGATTCCTGTTCTGCACGAGTCATAGCGCGTCCATACAACTGCTCACGCTCTAATGCTCGTTGCTGCGAAGCTAACGCAGATCTCTGTGTAAGTTCACGTTCTGCTAGACCTCGCTGTGATGCGCCTGCAGTTTCCATCTCCGCAAGCCTACGATTCTCAGCCGCTATTTGCGCTCTTTGTCCTGTAGAGGCTAACGTACGATCCCATTCCATAGGATTCGCAGACCCATACAACTCTTCACGAGCTAACTGTCGTGCTGCTGATGCTTGTACTCCCTGAGCTTCAAGTTCAGCTGCGCGCATTTGCATTTGAAACTCACGGTCTCTCGTAGATTCAGTCTGCTGAAAATCGCGCCCTCTAGCATCTTCGCCAAACTGAGCTTGTTGGAGAGCTGCTCTAGATGCCCGTTCAGCAGCTCCTTCAGAAGTAGCTAAATTATATTGCTGTTGTGATTGTATAGCTCGTAGTTCTCTGTCTGCTTGAGATTCCCCTAGACGAGCCTCACGCTCTAAAGCGGCTTCACCAAACTGAGCAGTTTGTAAATCCGCAGTTGCTTGACGATCCAAACCAGCCTGACTAGACCTTAGATTACGTTCTGCGAGACCCTCTGTTCTACGCAGCCCACGTTCCATAGATGCTTGAGTAGCGTCTTGTTGTAAAGCATCACGCGCTAAGGTATCTTCACCATCGATCGACCCTAAAGCCTGTTGTGCAGCTAAGGTTCGTTCTTGACCTATCTCACCTAACAACTCACCACGGCGAAGCTCAAGTTCCTGGCCTTGTAGTGTAGTCGTAGCGTCAGGCCTTCCATACAACTGTTGAGCCGCTAGAGTTCTATCATCACCAAGTTGTCCTGTAAGCCCTGCACGTTGAAATGCTTCTTGCTGTAGACGTTGACTACGAGCTTCTGTTTGTCGTGATGTATCATCACCTCCAAGATCAGTGCCAAATGTCTGCGCTAATCCAGTACGATATGCTAAATCCTGACGTTGCTGATCTAGCGTTCTTTGCCCACCGTACATACCAGTTAACGCACCACGTTGCATACCTTCTTGAGCTAACGCAGACCTCTCAGCTTCACGTTGCTGATCACGTCTTAGAGCATCCTGAGACTGAAACTCCCTAGTGCCTAATTCTCTAGAGAACTGCCCCATACGTTCAGCTTCAGTCTGCTGCCTACCGGCTAATCCATACTGTTGATCAGTACCGTATAGACCAAGCCCTTGTTGTATAGCTTGTCCTATGCCGGCTTCACGTTGAGCTTCGAATTGCGCTCCTAGTGCTTGCTGACCTCTAACTACACCCGACTCAAATTCCCCAAACTGCGAAGCCGTAGCTCCACCCCCACGTAATACCCCAAGCCTATTCAAACGCTCAGATAGATCCTTACGCGATTTCTCGGCTTGAGCTTGATAATCTCCCATAGCAGCTTTACGGCGTTTCTCATACGGATCTGCCGTCAATCTACCAGATATAGCACTCTGTAACTGTCCTCCAAAACTTCCTGTAGCCATTAGTGTACTCCTAGCTTACGTACAGTTTCTGGGCCGATGGATTTATACATTAACATCGAGCGGCGTACTGTAATAGGTTGATCTAAGGTACTGTTTTCGTATCTTATCTGACTCACAGGACTATAGCCATGCAAATCAGTATCGTTCATAAATGCAGTGGTCGCTGATCTAATACTCGAAGATCCTATAGTAAATTCAGTTACTAGCGCATCCGTAGGATCACCTACTTGGAAGGTATCACCCTTTGTGACAATCCCTGGGCCTGTTTGATACACTGATGTATCATACGCCACATCGGCAGCGTTGAACTCATGCCTAGCATATAACCATCTAACTCTTGCAGCCACAGAAATAGGAGGCGTGGCAGCAGTAGTAGCTTTAACTGTAAATGCTGATGACGCGTCATTAGTCCCTGTGTTATGTTTAAACAACAACCCATCAGCGTTCCCTCCTAAATGTGGCAGATCTTCAAAATACGCACCACAAATACGAGTGTTCCCTGTATACACACCTACCCATTGACGTAGTTTGTAATTCCATACTATAGCAACATTCATATACTGCTGATTAGTACCATACGGTACCCAGAACCAGACTTGATCGTCTGAAGTTACTAAATGCGCGAAACTATAATCTAATCTGTCTTTGTTAAGATTATCCCAAAACTCTGATCCATCAAAATTACCTGATACCTTCTGCGGTGGCTCAGATCCACCCCATTCGTATATACCATCACGCCGCATAAATAACTGATTACCGTATTCATCGGTGACTAAGCTACGTCTAGATATAGTCCCTCGGTCTGCACGTCTTTGTCTACTATATGGTATGTCAGCATTACCCGTGGGAAACAAACCCCAGATGCCATCCTCATTATGGAGACCTAGGAAGCTCTTAATGGGTGCTACACCTGTGATTTGACCATCTGTGATATAATAATCATTAGCCCCAAATGATGTTATATCTGTGGTTGAAGAGTAATGAGCTAATCGCTCACCTTGGTTGGTGCTGACATACCAAAGCCTGTTATCCCAAAATATAGTCGAATCCGCAGAAGTAACCCCACTAGATCCCATACCCGCGGCTGCTATATTACCTGCCGCAGCAGGCCACTTAATAGGCGCGTCGTTACCTATACCATTGACTCCTATTAATGTCCCACCTGCATTAGTCGTGATCCAATACTTATCTATATGTGATGTAATACTAATCGAGGCTGTACGATCTGTCCATGTGCCACTTATATCTTCAAAGAACTTATCTCCTGCAATAGCAAACACCGCACTTGAAGATGCCGTAAATCTCTGCTTGCCCGTAGCCACTACGGACGGGGAACCAGACAAAGCACTAGATATGTACTTCGCTGTTCCCCGCCGAGTATTCAATGATCCTGCGTTATCTAGGTACATATTTTCAATCCTAGACAACACGTTAGGGTTTAGATCAATGGCAGGGACAGAGTAATTTACTGTCTGCCACGGGCCAAATTGAATACCTTCCGCTTGTATTGCCATTAGGAAGCTACCTGTAATGAACCTTCTTGAACCACGAAAGAGAATTGCCCTGGCATAGAATCTCTACGCCCCATACGGAATTTACGATCTGAACTAACATTACGATTATACATTAAACCTGTTTGTACGTAGCTTTGTTTATATTGGCTTTCTTTGAGCGCTCCATCAGTATCACCTTTTTCAGAATGATATAATTCTGATATACCATGCATTATAGCGGCTTGAAACCATACAGGAGCGTATATATCATAATTAGTAGTAAGATTAGTAGTTGTAATATCAGGCACATCAGCTACGTATTCGTAGGTAACCGTAGCTGTGGAATCTGGCTGAGGATATAGCGTAACCTGAGTTTCTCCGTCAGAGGACTCGTTCACGCCACTGAAGAATAAAAACCTAGGATCGCCAGTTTCTGACCTGTCTATGTCTAACTCATCTATATAACTCTCAGTTACAATTTTAATCGGATTATCATTAGTTGTATCTTTAAAATGCCTAGTATGAGCTACATCAGATGCTAGATCATACTCAGACGTACCAGAAGACGTACTAAACGTACCTTGCTTATGCCTAAATACCCAAGGCATAGACAATAACTCTGCCATTGTCATATTTGCATAATCTATGGCATTATCTCGATACGTTTGATTAGTAATCGTCAAACCTGCACGTCGTAATGCTATATCTAATATAGTCTGCGGAGTCATAATTACTCACTCGCGGTTAGAGCCAAAGCCTCGAAATCGTCATCGTATTCAACACCCGTGCTACTTACCTGATTTCCGTCAAGCCATTTCTTCTGCCATAGCTCTACAGCACGTTCGCCTTTAAGCGCAATCGCCTCTGGAGCTACAGGGACAAAATCCTCACCGTGATACGCTTCTCCATAAGTACGCATATTCTGGAGTGCGTCAATATTACCCTTACGCCGTTTCTTAGTGACCGTTGATACACCAAGAGCTTTAGCCATAAGATTCTTAGTTTCGTCAGACGACCCTTGGATGAGTTTTACTAGTGCATCCGCGGTAAGCGCGTCTTTCGGGACAGCACTGTCCGTAACGGGTTTAGGAGTTTCGGTTGATTTATTCATTTGGGTTTACGTTTAGGCTTACGCTTAGTAACAGTTTTCCCTGTAGACTTAGCGTAGGTCTTGGCAGCTTTCTGACCTGCCTTGGAATATGAGAACTTCTTACCACCTACTTTTGGCATTTGTAAGCTCCTTGTAAATAAGGTGAGGACACCGTCTCGATGCCCCCACCTTAGTAATATTAC